TGCCGGCGTGCGACGGGTGGCTGGTGTTCGGGAACTGGATCAGCACCAGCGCGGCCGGCTGTAGCTCGATCGTGTGCGTGACGCGATTCAGGGTATCGACCAGCAGTGCTTGCGGGTTCCTCGCATAGTTCAACGGCAGGTTCTCGAGGCCGACCGTGCAGCCGAGCTCGGCGAGCATGCCGCCGATAAATCCCAAACAGTCGCAGCCCATCCGCGTGCGGCCCTGGTGCAAGAAGCGCACGCCGAGCCACTCGCGCGCCTGGGCGATCAGGGCGTCGGGCGTGATCATGAGCCGAGCTCACTGGTGGTCGTGGGGCCGGCGGTGAGCGAATCGAGGCCGGGGATGTACATGCCGAAGGCGCGAATATTCAGGATGTTGCGGTAGATCTTGCCGCAGGTGAGCGGCTGGCGATCGCAGCCCGGCTTCAGCGTGAACGTGTCCCCGGGCGCCATCGGGTTCGGGAATTGATCCCAAAACTGCACCACGCCGCCGTTCGCATTGGGATCGAGCTTGACCTCGCGAAAGTAACCGGCGTTGGCGCCGCTGGTGAACGTCAACTTGCCGCCGACATAGCTGAAGCCCGACGGCGGCGAGCCCTGCACCAGGTCGACGGAGAACTGCTGCAGGGTGTCGGGTTCCGCCACCGTGCCGGTGATGATGTGCGGCGTCACGTTGAATTTGCAGCGCGCGTCGCCGAACTCGACCACGTTGCACGACGCGGTAAAGGTGCGGATCACGGTCTGCGACAGCAGCTGCGTGAGCCCTCGAACCTCGGTCGTGTACTTGCCGTCGCTGTCGCGGCTGATGGTTCCCAAGAAACCCGACTTGATGATGTAGTAGCCGTGGGCGGGCGCCATCCAGTTGCACACCAGCACCGTCACAGGCGCCTGGTCGAGCAGCCCCGCTTCGATATCGTCGACCGTCACGTCGAGCACGGTGTTGCCGCGCGGCGGCGAATCGGCGTCGGTGTCGCCTTGGAACGCGCCGGTCACTTCCAAGTTATCGACCGAGAGATCCGTGTTGCTCGAGACGTCGCCGGCGGTGACGTTCGCCACCGCGTAGTAAGTGCCGGCGAAGATGTCGACCGGCGAGTCGCCGGTGGTCGGGATCGTAATGTCCCGATCGTGCTCGGTGCCGCGGATCATCTCGCCGTTGCCCATCTGGATCGTCCAGAGAAACGCGAGGGACGTGGCATCGGCCTTCAAGTCGGCGAGCAGCTGCGCCGGGATCGTCTTCACGGACCGACGCGCCAATTCGTGAAGATGAACAGCGACGCCACTGCGGCGACGAACGCGCCCACGATCAGCACCAGCCCGAGCCCGCACAGGATGTCGAGCAGCAGTCTCACGCGAGCGGCGTCCGGATTTCCGCCAGCTGCACGGTGACGCTCATGATTTCATGATTGGAGATCGTGGGATTGAACTGCGCGTCGAAGCGCACCCACACGTCGAACTGACCGCCCCAGCTGGTGGGCGTGCCCGCGAAACCCTCACCGATCGAAACGACGCCGGTCGCTTCGTTCAAGGTCCAATCGGTTTGCGGTGCGCCCACATCGTTCGCGATCATGATGGTGGATCCGATCGGGCGCGTGATCTCGCGCAGCTGCGTGGTGCGGCCGCTTTTCGTGGTGTACTCCTTGAGCAGCTGGAAATTCGCCGGCGAGTCGGCGGAGGCCTCGAGCGGCTGATCGGTCGCCGCCGGCGTCTCGCTGATGCGGCACGACTGAAAGTCCATCCAGTCTTTGAAGCGAAAGCCCGACCACATCGCGCCCATCGCGAGCCAGAAATCGTAGATGTCGAGAATGTCTTCCTGCGGCTGGTCGCCCATTGGCACGCCGGTATATTTCCACAGGAAGCGCGACCACTTGCGGTCGCGCCGTTCGAAGCCGCCTTCGCGCGCCGTGATCTTGACCAGCAGGTTCGGCTCGGGAATGAACCCGTAGGTCGGGCAACCCGGGAAGGTCTCCGCGAGATCCGGAATGATCGTCATTGATTGTTCCGCCTATTGGCCTGGGCGAGCGAGCGCGCGGCCGCCGCCGCGGTCTGCATCTGCGACGCCCGCGAGATCGTGCCGCCCGGCGCTTGGATCGTGAAATGGTTGGTGACGTTCTGCGTCTTGCCCGACGCGGCCGGGATCACGTTCATGTTGTGCGCGCCGGAATAGACGAGCTCCTTGCCCTTCTCGCCGACGATGCCCCAGCGATTCGCGCCGAGCGTGCCGCCCTCCGCGAACCCGGGCAGCGCGACGGAGATCGAGTTCGCGATCGAGTCCTGACTCACGCCCGCCGCCGCCGCGCCGGTCGAGGCGACGCCCGCGCCGCCGCCGCCGAACAAACCCATGATGCCGTTCATGCCGCCCGCCCCGCCGCCGCCGAGGCCGCCGCCAAAAATACCGGCGAGCGCGCCCGCAACGCCGCCGCCGGCGCCGCCCGTGCCGAAGACGCTCTGCGAGAAGTCCTTCGCGACCAGCTGGTCGAGTTGCTTCTCGATGTCGGTAAAAAACGAGCGCAGCGCCTTGCGAAACGACTCTGCGCCGCTGATGAGCTTCGAGAAGTTATCGGCGAAGGCCGACTCGAGTCCGGAGCGCACCGAATTCTCCAGCTGCGTCGTGGTCGCCTGCAGCGCGACCAGGCTCGATTGAAATTTCTGCACCCCGGCGACGAGCTGGACGTTGCTCGCGCCGGCGTCGTTGGCGATGGTCTGCTCCTGGGCGCCGATCGCCTGCAGCTGGCCGAGCGCGAGCAAGCGCGCCGCGGCGATCGCCTGCTGGCCCTCGAGTTCGGTTTTCTGCCCGGTGGTGACCTCGGCATCCAACGCGGCCGTGGTGATCTCGAGCTGCTGCTTGATCGCATCGGCCCGCAGGTTCAGATCGTTGATGAGCCCCTGCAGGTCGACCTGATGCTGCTGCCGGTCGAGATCGTCGAGGCCCGTTTGATTGCCGGTCGCGGTGTAGTCCGCGCGCTGTTGGCGCGTCTGCAGCTCGAGCGACGACATGGCGGCCTCATGCAAATGCCCGGCGAGTTTCAGGGCTTCGTTGTCGAGCTGTGTGATGCCGGCGGCATCCTCCTGCCGGATCTGCGCGGCTTTGAGCGACAGAATATTCTTCTGGGCGTCCCTGCCGGCGGTGCCCATCCGGTCGAAGGCGTTGCCGAGCTCGCCGGTGGTGATCGCGTACTGTTCGGCCGCGAGCCGGCCGAGGCCGAACGCTGCAACCTGATTTTCGAGCGCGACCCGGGTCGCGTCGGTTTTTTTGGTATCGACCTCGAGCTGCAGCTTGTTGGCCCAGGACTGCGCTTCTTTCGCGATCTTCTGCCCTTCGGCGCCGGCGGCTTTGATCGCGTCGGCGAGCGGCCCGAACTTCAACTTGTACGCGGTCAAGGCGGCGCCGCCCAGGTCGAACGCGGAGGCCTGATCTTTCAGGCCGTCGCGATACTTTTCGAGCTCCTTGGCGCCGGCGGCTCCCGCTTCGGCCGCCTCGAGATTCGGTCCTGACCCTTTGCCCTTGTTCAGCGCCTCTTTGGCGTCGAAGGCCTCTTTCGCGGCCGCGATCTCGGTCGCGGTCTGTTGGTGCCAGAGACCGGCGAGCGCATCGGTTGCGGCTTTTTCGGTGGCGACGTTGTCGGCCGCGCCCTGCTTCCAAATCTCGGCGGCCTCGGTGAAGTTGCCCTGCGCGGCCTGGACCGCGGCGGCCGCCGTCGCACCGATCGCCGTCCCCCACTTCTGGAACTGCGCGACCGCTTCGATGACGACGCTCGCGACCAGCTGCACGGCGGTGGTGATTTCCTCGGCGATGACGCGGAACTTCTCGCCGCCCGTGCCGTTCGCCTCGAAGCTCGAGACCAACGAATTGAGAACCGGCAGCAACTGCGCGGAGATCGCGATCCCCAGGCCGTCGACGGCGGTCGCTTTGGCGATGGAGAGTTTCTGCGAGAACTCCTCGGCGGCAGCCGCCAGCTGCCCCGACATGACGATACCGGCCGCCTCGGCTTGCGCCTTGAAAGCGGCGAGGCCTGCGGCGCCCTGGTCGAGCACCGGGATGAGCGCCTGGCCCTGACGGCCGAGCAGCTGCACGGCGAAGGCGGTCTTGTTGGGCCCGTCGGCCATCTGCGCGAACTTGTTCGCGATCTCGGGCAGGATCTGGCCGGCGTCCTTGATCGAGCCGTCGGCGTTTTTCACGTCGATGCCGAGTGCGCGGAACGCGACGCCGGCTTTGCTGCTGGCGCTGCCGGCCGCTTCGGCGATATTGACGTTCAGCTTTTTGAGCGACTGGCCGAGCTCGTCCTGCGAGAGTCCGGAGGCGGCCGCCGCGAGGGTCATCGCGGAGAGGCCTTCGACCGACACGCCGGCGGACTGCGACAGCCGCTCGAGCGAGGCCGCGCTCTCGATGCTCGAGGCGGCGAACTCCGCGATCTTGCCGACGGCGAAGGCGCTGCCGATTTTATCGGCAAGCCCTGCCAGCGCTTCGTTCGAATCTTTCGAGAAGGACTGGAGCTTGCTGGTGGCCTGGTCGAGCGCCTTGATGTACTGGCTGTTGTCAGCCTGCATCCGAACGACGAGTGCGGCGAGATCGGTCATCGGCGTTTCCCTTTTGCGGCCTGGGGGACCTGGCGCGCGGCGCGGCGCGCGGCGCGGCGTTCCTGGTAGGCGGCGTAGTCGAGCTTCTGGACGAGGATGCTCGCGGCCTCGGCGTCGCGATCCTCGGGGAGCTTCAACAGGTAATCGTCGATGGAAATTTTCGCGCCCTCCTTGAGATGAGGCTTTAGCAGTTCCGTGACGATCATCGCGGCGTGCGTGTTATCGCGCATCGGTCCCCACGGTTCCTCGCGCCAGTACAATTTCCAGCGTTCGGTCTCGCGATGCGTCAGCCGCCCGATCTCAACGATCGAGCGCCCCAACAAGGCCGCGAGCCGATGCTCGAAGAGCTCCTGGGGCGTTAAGCGTTTTTTGCCGGCTCGCCCTCCTTGGGATCATCGAGCTTGGTCAAGCGAAACGCTTCGGCGCTCACCTTGTCGACCACGATCTGCGGCAGCGCCATCGCGGCTGCCTCGCTCGCGACAGGCGGCTCGAGAGTGCATTTCCACGCGACGTACGGCTCCGAGCGGTGCTGCTCGCCGTGGTTGATGAGCCGGCGCACTTCGGCCATCTCGGCGCCCGATAATTCCCGCACGCGATAGGTGCGCCCGCGAATCGAGATCTCGTTCGCTTTGAAATCGAGCTCACTCATGACGTGCGCGCGAGTCGGCCGGTGGACTTACCGGTGAACTTGATGGTGTTTTGCTTGCTGACGCTCGGCACGAAATCGTACGAGAGCATCGCGAGCTCGGCGTGGAAAATGTAGGGCGGCGATGAGCCCTCGACCACGATCTGGACGTTGCGGCGATTCTTGTCGTCGACGTCGTCCATCAGCTGCTCTTGAATGGGCTCGTCCATCGAGAAGTTCGCACCAAACGACATTTCGCTGCCGTCGGAGAGGCCCGCGACATACTCCTTGAAGCCGTTGGAGCAGAACGTGGTGACATCGACCTGATCGTTCTTGGTGCCGATGCCGGACATGTCGGCAACCTCGCAATAGCGAGAGAAGGTCTCGGGCGACTCGCCGTTGCCGACCTCCAAAAAAACTTTACCAACGAAAGCTGAGCTAGGGGTGTCCATCGTTTCAATCCTCCTGATACCAAATGTTGTAGAGCTGAACTATGCGAATGATCCCGGGCTCGGGATCGGTCATCGGGAACTCGTTGGTCAGGTGCACCGTATCGATCGCGACCTCGCCGAAATTGCCGGTGAAATCGACGAGCGCCTTGCGCAGCGCCTTCGCCAGCGCCCACGCATCGTCGCCGGTCATGGCGTAGGAGTCCACCTGCATGTCGGTCGAGACCAGCGTGTCGGTGCCACAGAACAGCACATCGCGCAGCGTCGTGGTGCGCTGGACCATCACGGCCGGCAGCTGCGCGACCTGGGGCGGCAGCCGCTCGCGGATCAGCCCATAAAGGTTGGTGCCCACGACCGCCGTCACGGGTGCGACGCCTGAGAGAAACTGCAGGATGCCTTGCTCGAGCGTCATTGGCCTTTCGCCGCTTTCAAGACCGACTTGAGCAGGTTCGCGCGGAACGCTTCCTCGCAGGCATCGCGCGTCTCGAGAAGCGAGCGCCGCAGCCACGGCTGGGCCGCCATCTTGCGCGTGCCCAACTCGAGGAACTGAGTCGCGTAGTAGGCCCGCTGCCGCACGCCCAAAATACCGCTCGCAACGTTCTTCGCCGAATTGATGGTTGAGATGGTGCGCAAGCTCAGCTTCGCGAAGCCCGGCGCGACCAGCAATCCGTCATAGGTGCGAAACGGAATTGTGCCCACCGCGATGAGCTCCTGGGCGCGCAGCAGCGCGGGTTTGATCCCGGCCTTGCAGGCGCGTTTCAACGCGAGACCGTCCTCGAGCTTGCCCAAGGCCTGCAGCTGCGCGGTGAGTGCGGCGACGCCCTCGAGCGTGGACGAGGCGGCCATTACGGGGTGGCTCCCGCGCGAAAGCCGGCGGCGTCGCGCTTGATGCAATTCAGCTGGATCTCGACGCGCAGCGTGATGTCGCGCGTGAGGCCAGTGATTTCGTAGTACTCGAAGATCGCCGGCGATTGACCGGGGTTCGTGCAGTACACCAGCCGCATGCCTGCAAGGACGCCCGGCCGATAGCGGATCCGGATGCGAGTGGTCTGCTGGCCCTCGACCTGCTGCGCCTGGAACGTCTCGGGCGACTTCCAGTCGTCAATCGCGAACAGCACGTTCTCGGCCCACAGCACAAAGTCCTGCGACGGCGTGCCCGACGCATCGAGGCCGCCGGCGCGCACTTCGAGATTGCCGACGTGGCGCAGTTCGCCCGACATGGTGGGGCGGATCTGCCGACGGCGAACCCCGGCGCCCATTTACTTGGCCGCCTCCGCGCCGTCGCCACCCGACGGAATTGTCGGCAATTGTGGTGGCGAAGCGGCGCGGCCGGTGGGCGCCGTGGTGGTGTTTGACGGAGACGATAGCCGTTTTTTCTTCGCTTGCAAGCGCGCTTCGACGACGGCCAGGCGCGCGCGGATCGCTGCCGGCAGGTGGGCGCGGACCTTGCCGCACAGGCCGCAGCCGCTCATTTGCTGTAGTCCGTGAAGAACACGGCGATGATCAAGAGGATGATCCCAATGACGACAAGCGCCCCTACCCCGTAGCCGAAAATTTCA